TCATGAAAAGGTCAAAAGGCGGTATGATTGCAGGAAACGCTAATAGAAGAAGACAAGCGCAGATGTCTGTTAGAAAGAAAAGATAAGTGCCTCATCTTATAAGTAATATCCCACATTTCAAATGTTGGGTCAGAAGAGAATTCACCCACAATCATGAAAAATATCACGACGAATATATTCACGCTCTTGCTATAGCAGTAAATACTATACCAGATAGATCTCTTAGTTTTCAGGTGGTTTTTACTGGTGAAGAGTCTAATTGTGAAGATAATGATGAAGGCAATATACATGGTGGTGCTATGTGGGCCCGTATGCCGATACAAGGTATGGTCGCTGATATTCCAATGGAAGACTTTCCAAAACCTATGGAGGATCATATAGCCCAACCTTGGGATTGTGAATCTAGAGAACATGCGGTTGTTGTTATGGATCGTGTAAGCTCGTCACCTTGGTTAGCAAAGATTGACGGTGATTTTTATCAAGCAAAATATCTGTTTACAGTTGACTATACTAATAATGATATTGCAGATGACCCTGCACAACACAAACAATCTCATGTATTATATATAACAGAAGAGTGTGACTGGAAAGGTAATATAGTGGCTCTACCAAATAATAGAGTGCGAGCAACCAGTCCTGCTTTATGGGTTACAGGAGAAGGGGCCCCTGACTTCAGGCCATCTCAATATGCTCATTCAGCAGAGGGTCATGAAAGTTATTTAGATCCAGCTATCACATTTAACAATTTATATGAGGATTGATGGCATTATCAGGTAGTACAGACTTTGAGCCGAACATAACTGAGTTTATTGAAGAGGCTTTTGAGAGATGCGGTGTTGAGCTTAGAACTGGCTATGATTTAAAAACAGGCATTAGATCAGCCAACTTGATGTTAGCAGAATGGGCTAATAGGGGTCTAAATCAATGGACAATAACAACAGGTACACAAACTGTAACAGAGGGCACCGCTAGCTATCAGCTAGGTACAGATGTAATAGATATTTTAGATGTAGTTGTACGAAGAACTATTAATAACAATAGTACCGATATCATTTTAAACAGAATCAGTAGGTCAGAGTATTTTAATATTCCAAACAAAGATACAAAAGCTAGACCATCACAATTCTTTTTAGATAAACAAAACAACCCTACATTATTTCTTTTTCCAGCACCTGAAAATTCTACTGATGTTATAAGATTTAATAAGTTAACTAGAATGGATGATGCTGATAATGCTCGAAACACAATGGATATGCCCTTTAGATTTTACCCTTGTTTCGTAGCAGGTTTAGCTTATTACATAAGTCTAAAGAAAAGTCCTGATAGAACAAGTCTGTTGAAAAGCATTTACGAAGAGGAGTTTCGTAGAGCAGCAGATCAAGACGAAGATAGAGCATCTTTTAAAATTAGGCCATCTAATAGGAGTGCCCACTAATGGCATACGCATCTGGAAAATTCGCCTTAGCAATCTGTGATAGATGTGGATTTCGTTACAAATTACACCAGCTAAAAAAAGAATGGAATGGTTTAAAAACTTGTCCAAGTTGTTATGATCCAAAACACCCACAACTCGAACCGCCAACTTACATAACAGATCCTGAAGCTTTATACGATCCAAGACCAAATAATGATAAAGAAAACACAACCTTCGGGCGTGTATTTACATCAACCGATACTATAGGGTCTAATTTTAACGGAGTTTCTGGTACAGCAAATATTGGAGATGTAAGTATATCGACATGACATTATCAGAGCTTAAAACACTAATACAAAATTACGTAGAGTCAACAGAGACTACACTAGTAAATACTCTAGACGATATTATAAAAAATGCTGAAGAAAGAATATTTGAAGATATACAATTTGATTTTTTTAGAAAAAATGTATCTGGTAGCCTGAGTATAGGCAACAGATTTTTAACTTGTCCGAGTGATTTTATTTTACCTTTTAGTTTAGCGGTTATTAATACAAACGGTGATTACACATTTCTTGATAAAAAACATCCAACCTTTATGCAAGAGTACGTCGAAGATCCAGCAGATTCGACCTTACGTGGGTTGCCTTTGTATTACGGTCAGTTCGATAAAGAACTATCTACTGGTTCAGATAACGGTTCAACCCTAATAGTTGCACCAGTACCAGATGCAGCTTACAACGTGGAGTTAAGTTATCTTTACAAACCAACATCATTAGTAACAAACACAACAGGCACTTGGCTTTCAACAAACGCAAGAAACGGTTTGCTTTATGCTTCGATTATGGAGGCTTACACCTTTTTAAAAGGTGAACCAGATCTTTTGCAGTTGTATGAAAGTAGATATCAAGCAGAGATATCTAGGCTTAAAAACAGAGCTGAAGCACGAAGCAGACAAGACGAATACCGTTATGATGCTTTGCGTAAGCCAATAACTTGAGGAATTTTTATGAAGCCTTTAAAAAAGCTTTACAACAGATCTATAGCTATTGTCGGTCTAGGTAATAGTTGGCAAGAATACAATATCGCGAAAACACACGGAGTTGTTTTCGATGAAGTTTGGGCGATAAATGCTGTAGCCGATGTAATCTACCACGATAGAGTTTTTATGATGGACCCAGCAAGTCGCTTTTTAGATACTGACGACGCTGGCGGTCAGACTGATGTCATGAGAAAGTTGTTAGTTAAACACCAAGGACCAATTTATACATGTGAAAAAGATGATAGATGCCCAGGGCTTGTTCTGTATCCTGTCAAGGAGGTTGTGCGTGACACGAAAACATATTATTTAAACAATACAGTTGCATATAGTGTGGCTTTTGCATACTGGAATCAAGTAAGAAAAATATCTTTGTTTGGTATAGATTTTACCTATAAAAGTAACCCAGGATATGCTGAGGCAGGTCGAGGTTGTGTAGAATACTGGCTATCAAAATGTATCGAAAAAGGGATAACCATTGATATAGCGCAAAGCTCTAGTCTGTTAGATGTAAATATTCCGAGTGAAGATAAGCTGTACGGATATCACAGATTATCTGATCCAAGGGTAGTAGGTCTTGATAGCCACGGTAATCCGCACGTAAAAAAAGTTAGCGAGATAAATATGCCAAAAACAGTTAAAGAGTCTGCTTTATTAGATAGATACGATTCACATAAAAAAGGACCACCAGAACCAAATAAATATTAATTATAATATTATATAAATATTAGTTATGAATCAGAGTGGAGAACCCAAATTAGGAAACATACAAGTCGTCACTTCTAGCGAGGGTGGACACTCCCCTGAATTTTGGGCACAACAACTTACCAACAAGATAGTTAGTTTTTCTGAAAACCAAGAACCGCATGTTGTCCAACAAGCAAAGGCCTTCAAAGAAGCGATCTATCAAGTTTGTTTGATTTATATAAAAAATTCTATAAAATCATATAAAGGTACTGTAATCCAAGAATTAATAAAAAATGGTGAAACAGAACTAGCAAACATACTTAGAAGGTTATAATGGCAATATCATCAGCATTAACAACAAGTTTTAAAAAAGAACTACTTTCAGGAGTTCATAATTTTTCATCGGGTGGAGACACCTTCAAACTAGCACTCTATGCAGGTGCTACCGCTTCTTTGGGAGCTAGCACTACAGCTTACGCAACAAGTTTACCAGGACAAGTTTCTGGGACAAACTACTCAGCTGGAGGTGGCACACTAGTTGCAGGACAGGCAGCACCAGGAAACTCAGGAACTACAGCTTTTGCTGATTTTGCTAACCTGACTTTTTCAACGGCAACGATAACGGCTAGTGGATGTTTAATATATAACAGCTCAGATTCCAATAAATCAGTTGCTACTATCAGTTTTGGTGCATCCAAAAGTTCTAGTGCAGGTGACTTTACAATCGTTTTCCCAACAGCAGGTGCTAACGGTATCATTACTATAGCGTAGGGGTGTTACCCTTGTGGCTATAGATACAGGTTGGGGTCGAGATAGCTGGGGTTCAGGTCCTTGGGGCCAACCAGCAGATATCGAAGTAGCGGTATCAGGTGTTAGCGCTACGGGTGGTGTCAATGCACCAGCAATATCCGCCAAAGCAAATGTTCCAGTTACTGAACAAGCTGCTACTGCCGCAGTTGGGTCTGTTTCCATCTCTGGTAAAGCAAATGTAGCAGTTACAGAACAGGGTGTAACAAGTTCCTTAAATGCACCAGGTATCAGTGGCGCAGCTAACTCTTCAGTATCAGAGCAAGGGGCTACATCTAATTTAGGCACTTTATCTGTATCAATACCAAAGATATTTTCTGTATCTGGATTGCAGGCTACCTCAGGCTTGGGCAATCTTTTAGTATGGGGTTTAGTTGATACCAACCAAACACCAAACTATAATGACTTAACAGAAACTCAAACACCTAGTTGGAGTGTAATCGATAAGACACAATCTCCAGAGTATACCGAGATTGCCTAATGGGAAAAAAATGGTCTGTCGCTAGAAAGAAAAAGATTAACTGTTCTCGACCAAGAGGCTTTAGTGAGCGAGCTTATTGTGCAGGGAAGAAAAAAAAGAGTAGAATTAAAAAGAGGTAATTATGGCCACTTATGTAAATGATCTAAGACTTAAAGAGATAGCAACAGGCGATGAGTCAGGTACCTGGGGTACATCGACTAATACAAATTTAGAGCTAATAGCCGAGGCTTTCAGTTTCGGGACCGAGGCGATTACAACAAACGCCGATACACACACCACAACAATAGCAGACGGGTCAACAGATCCAGGCAGGTCAATTTATTTAAAATATACGGGTGCGTTAGATTCAGATTGTACGGTTACGATAGGGCCGAATACGGTTTCAAAACTTTGGTTTATCGAAAATGCAACGACTGATTCAGGCAGTTCTGGTCCCTACAACATAATTATTAAGCAAGGTAGTGGTGCAACCATTACCGTACCTAATGGACAAGTGAAAGCAATATATTCTGATGGAGCAGGATCAGGCGGAGCGATGGTATTC